AATAAATGCATAGTAAATTATTTGTGTAAAGTATGCAAATGGATTTTTACTTTTATCTGGATTAAAGTTGTACATATATTGTAAACAGTTCTCAATACCATCACTAATCATGTCATCTCTATAAGTATAATTAATAAAATTTGGTCTATAAGATAAGTGATTAGCAATCTTTAAAAAGCATTCACCAATATAATTAGTAACTGGAGGTTTTGGTTTTCCTTGTTTCTCAGCCTCCTCACACCTATCTCGATATTCTATCATCGCTTCTAGAAACTGAGCATTATTTACATAGTGAGGTTTTTCTCTTGGTTTTAGTTTTACTGCTTTTTCTTCTTTTTTCATGATTTTTATTATACTACATTTTTTATTTAAATGCAAGCCTTTCTTAAAGTTTTTTTATTTTAAATTTATTCCTGGTTACTGCTTGACAATCCTAGGAATGTGTGTATAATCGACTATGTCGCTGCTTGATAAGAAGCTAAGCTATAGAGTACCTAGTGTATAGTCTTCGTATCAAGTTCTTCATATTCTAATTCTGCCTCTTCTAGTTCTTCTCTTTCAGTTAATTCTTTATCTATCACATCAGCAATCTCTATCATCTTCTCTATTTCTTGAGGAGTATAAGCTGCCTTTATTTTAGTATTTTGTAACTTTGACAATATTACTTCATAATAGTTCGCTAATTCTTTTGCGGCTCTTGAAATAACCATTACCTTATCTTTTGGAACAACAAACATCTTATCGTTTGTAAATGGCACCCAAGGTGATAAAGTGTTATCATCTTTTAGTCCTTGTGCAGTCATTCTTGATGTTGTAATTAATTGTAAAGGATTTTGTATTCGCAAAAACTCTTTATCTATAGATATACTTCCAACCAATGTGCTGCCGTCTGTTAACCTAACTATTCTATAGTCTGTTAAATCGTTTGGGGCTTTTTCTTGTAATTCATCCATATAACTATTTATCTATTCTTTTAGGTCGATGTTATGCATCTCATAATCAAACTCTTCCTCTGTATAGATGTTTATCCTTTCCTGAAAATGTTTTAATGTAAAGTTTTCTTTAGATTTATAAGTTAAATCATCTGCTATATCATACAAGGTAGCATTGACTTTATTATCACCTAATCTTAAACCACGACCTATACTTTGTAAGTTCCTTATTCTACTCTTAGAAGGACTTGCAAATATAATATTGTGTAGATTTTTAATATTAACACCAGTACTAAATGTTCCATAACTTGCAACTATAATGGCATCTTTTTCTTTCTCTACTATCCCCCTTATTGCTTCTCTTTCATCTGCTTCAACACCACCAAAAATATAAAAAACTTTTCGGTCAGCATCTGCTTTCTTTTTTATTATCTCATGTAAATTCTTACCATGTTTTTCTACCAACTGAAATAAAACTAAAGTGTTGCCTTTTAATTTAAGTGCTAAATTACGAATAAAATTTTGTCTCGACTTACTGCTTACTAGATAGTCTATTTCATCTTGATATTTACCACTTGCAACTATTTTACTATTTTCTACTGTGTGTTTTAAAATTAAACAACGAACAACTAAATTAGATAGCTGTTGTTTGTCCATTAGTTTTCTTGTAGATGTAACTTTATTGACAGCACCAAACAATCCTTCTAATACTAGTTTATGTGTCAGAGCACCATCTAGTGTACCAGTAAGACCAATACGATATTTACAATCTTCAAGTTTTGACATAATTTCTGTAAGCGATTTAGATTTAAATAAATGTGCTTCATCACCAAAGACACAACCAAATTGTTCAAAATATGTTTTTGGTAATTTATATAAACTCTGCCATGTCGATATAAGAACTTTCTTATCTGTTTGATTTGAATATCCACTATATAATCTATGACAATTTTTCTTTACATTCCAACCATATGATTCAAAGTCAGAATACATCTGTTCAACCAACGAGGTTGTCGGCACAATCAATAATATTCGACTGTTAGGGGTATCTTTGATTAGATGAGAATAGTAACGTATTAACGAATATATGATGAATGACTTACCTGATGCTGTAGGACTTAGTAACAACGCTCTATTAAACTTTAAACTATGATATATGGCATCTATCTGATAATCTCTTGCCTCAAACTTTTGACCTAGACTGTTTGAGAATTTTTTGACAACATCTTTATCTACTTTATTATTAACTTCAACATCTTTTCCTGCTACAATTTTATATCCTCTTTCTTCTTCAAAGGCTCTAATATATGGAAACAATCCAAAGTATATCTCTTTTGTTTTTTGAGAGTATAATCTTATCTTACCATCCCACATACGATTGCGAAATGCAGGCATAAACTTGTAACCTGGAACATAGAATGTAAAGAACTCTGATATCTCTTGTTGAATGTCACGGTCACAATCAACAGTTATATAGACTTCATTTTTCTTTTTTAGTATTAAAGTATCCATGTTATATATAATCAGAGAATTGCTGATTGAAACTCATGATGTTCTCCTACTTGACCTTTTACTTGCATATTCCAGGCTATACTTATACGTTTATTTTTTGAATTATTTTGTTGCACCCAATGTGGCAACCACGCAGGAAAAAATATTGCTCTATTTGTTTTTGATGCATAACTTAATAGACTAGCATTTAAATTATTTGTTTCAATTTTTTTAGGTACTATAACATCAGCTGCAGGTCTTGGGTCATGAAAAACTATACTTGCACCTTGGTCTGATTGTAGATAATAAGTGCCGCTTAAAAAATTATTTGAATGTGTGTGAGCAGGGTGATGTTCATTTTGTTTTAAAACATTTGCCCACATATCTGTAATAATTAAATCTTTTACATCATAACCTAAAGTAACACATATCTCTTTACCAGTCATTATAATTAAATCTGAAAAGTTTTTAAACTCTTTCTTTGTATGTAAATCTGCTGACTTTGTTTGCCAGTTAGTATCATAATCTCTTTCTTTCCATAAATTATGAATATAAGATTTCATCTCACCAGTTCCAGGCATAAAGTCATCTAATAAGAATATATTAGTTGCAAATATTTTTTGATGTTCCATTATATTGCGCCGCTAGTAAACTTCTTCCACTCTATCGCATTTTTAATTAAAAATGTCCTGTTGTTTATACTTCTTAAAACTTGTTCAAGATATGTAACGACTTGTTTTAGATATGCAGCTTTTTGGTCTGCCTTCTGTAACTCATCATCTGAGTCCATATAAATGTGTACGTCTGCTTTTAATACTTTTAAATCAAAAGGTTTCTCTGTATAAACTGAAGGGTCTGATTTACCTGTATAATATTCCCACTTATGTCTTCTTAAAGTATTATAATCATACTCTGCTTTCTTGAGTAATAAAGAAAACTTATTAAAGTGTTGTAGGTATTTATTGTGCAATAAAGGTATCTTAATCGACTCAGTATCTAACTCAGTATCATCTAATTTAAAATCTCTATCTACTTGTTGTTGTAATTCTTCTAATGTCATAACAATATTATATCACTTTTTGGTTGGTTTGTCAAGGCCTCTAACCATTTCTTTTTGTGTAATATAGGTAAGATTATCACAATCTTTCCACTCATCTATTTCACAATCTACTGTTGATATGCCAGTAGTATGTCTATTTACCTTGTAGAAATTAACATCTTTAAATTTATTAAATGTATTTTTATGTTGTAGTATCCAGTTAAATGTCTCATCTGAATTATCAGGTGCAAATGCCATAGAATATTTGTTAGCATATCCTTTTGTACCTGCATAAACATTGTTTATATTATTATCTAAACTATACAAATCGTGACCAATAATATAAACTTCTTTAGCACCCAACTCACAAGCAAGATAGATACTTCTAGTGCCAGTTGCATATGCAAAACCATCTACATCTGGTTCTATATCCTTTACTTTATCATTGTCAGTTACTCCAGTGATATAGGTCATACCTAAGTTATGTCCTTTTGTGAGTGTAAACACACCATCAGCACCATGATAAACTACTTCTTCACTATCACCCCAAACAATGTCAGTTTTATCTGCCATAGTTCTCATCATTTCTTTTGCAACAAATATTGGTACAGGTGTCCAGTATCCTAAATAACAAGTATTTTTGTGTGCATATCCTGACCGATATATTTCGTGACCTATTTGTGAATCTAATCCCACAACAATATCTGGTGTGAAATCACG